CGCCTGCCGCTGTGCTAGTTCCCGCCGCTTTGTCAGTTGATGTGTGCCATCTTGCATCTGCAAAAACAATACCGTCTTCTGTTGTTTGGTCACTGCTGTCAACTAGTTCCCAAGCCGCACCTGATGTAGTTACTGCTACTTGGTTGGCTGTGTTTGAAGAACTTAATGTTGCTGATGTGTTATATTTGTAAACTTTTGGATAGTTTTCTAAGTCTGAAGTATCAATCCATAAGTCGTTAGTTACAAGTGCAGTACCATCTGACTGTGTAGTTGGTGCTGTTGCACTAAACTGTGGACCATTTGTATCTGTGCTTGAGTATGCAGTTGCATATCCAACCCAAGTAGTACCATTGTGTGCCATAATGTCTGCAACATCAACGTTAGTGTCATACCATAATGTACCGTCTGCTGGCTCATTGTTTGGTGTGTTTTTACTTGCTGTGTAACTTAATCTCTTCCAGTTAGAAGCAATCACTTCTGATGCTGTTGTAGAATCTTCTGTGTCACCTGCTGGTGCAACATATAAGTTGTCTACTAAACTTGAACTGTTTAGAGTGTATCCACCATATGGATGTGCTTGAGAAGTTCCAAAGCCTGCATCGCCTAATGGGTCACCGCTAGTGTTGTTCATTCTAATATCACCGCCTAGTGCATGTTCGATAACAATTTCACCAGTTGCTAATTTAGAAGCTTTAATGTTAATAAGTCTTGTAGTGGAGCTAGCCGCCGCACTTGCGTCAACCTTACCGTTAATGTCTGCTATAAAGGCGTCAACAGTTGTACTACTCATTGTAACTGTAATAGGTGTACTCATTGCCGCTTGATTTTTTCTAGACTCACTTATTGTAAATGTTTGGCCTTGTGTAAAAGTTGATGATGTTAATCTACTAGTAATAATAGTTTTTCCACCCTCGTATCTAAACAATTGGAAGTCACCAGTATTTTTTGTAGTGTCAACTTGTGAACCATCTGTTGTAACAATTTTTTGTTCAGTTATGTTGTACTGTGAGTATAAAGTTCCAACTGTTAATGCAGTTCCACCGTTCGCCGCGTCTAGGTTATAGATCGCAGAGTTGTGTGTTGCATACAATGGTGCCGCTACTGCTGAGAAACTTGCACTTGCTGAACTGTAAAGTTTAGTACTAATGTGTGCTCCTGAGTTAGCTGAAGTTGTTTTGAACCAAACTGAACCAGTTGGTCTGTTTTCGTCTGCAGTTTTCCAAGTAGGTCTGTTTGTGTGTTTGTCTTGTAAAAATTTAGGTGCTCTAAGGTTTCCTGCTGTAATTCCTAAACCAGCTAATAAACCTGTACCTTCTTCAAAGAAAAGTATTTCTCTGTCTGTAGAATCACCAAGCTCACCACCATCATGGAATATATCTAAGTTTCCTGATGTAGCGTTAATGCTTGAACTCACTCCTGGAATGTTTCCTGAATTAATTGCCGTGTTAACATTTGATAATGCAGTTCCACCTGTCGCAATTGTTACGCCATTGATCTTCATGTTTTGACTATTTGTTACTGCTGTTCCAGACGCTACTGAAACTACAGGTAGTGATAAGTGCCATGCACTTGAACCAACTTGTACCCAAGTATTGCTTTCAGTTTTTTTGAAAGTTTTGTTTGAAACGTGTGTTGTGTTAATTGCGTAATCACCAGTAATACCAATTGAAGTTTTAGGTCCTCCAGTTGAAACGCTTCCAACTAAATCAGTAACTGCTGTAATAAGTGTTGGGCTAATTGCCGTAAATGCTTGATCTGTTTTTGACCACTCAAATAATCCAAAGCTAGTTGATGCAAGGTCAAACCAGTATGTACCATTTGTAGGTTTAGCAGTCGGAGCCGATGCACTTCCTAGTAATTCACTAGTGTCAACATTTGCTCTTAAAACGTATGCTCTGTTGGCAACTCCTAAGAAAGAGTACGCCGCTTGTAGACCCCATTCATTTAATTCATATCCGTGTAATGAATTGCCTGATGCGTCTTGATAAAATTTTGGATCTCCAAAAGTTTCTGTTAATTCTCTTTGAGAAGAAATCAAATAGGCAGTGTTAGCATTTGCAGTTGTTGTTCCTGCCGCTGTGTTATCGCCTGATCCGTTTTTCTTATCTTGTGATGATGCTACTATAAAAAGTGGTGTAGTACCTGCATCTGAAGGTACATAGAAACTCTCGTTTATTACACTTACTTCTACTCCTGGTGCTGTTAATGCCATGTTACGTGTTCTCCTTGCAAGTTTGTACGTATATACTGAAGTATTTATAAGAATGTTGGCAATTTGATACATAATTTGCTAAAACCGTGGTGCCTATATAGGCAACGTAAATACTAGTATATGAACAATGCAGTTAGACCCTTATGTGTGGAATGTAAATCTAAACCTAGAGCATATGCTTATAGGAAAGTTGACAAAATCTATTGGCGTAGATTGTGTGATACTTGCAATCGTAAGAAACATAATAAGAAAGTAGGAGGAGTGACAGCACTGCAACGTTCAGGTTACAAGAAGAAAGCCAAGTGTGAGTTGTGTGGATTTAAATCTCAAAACCAAAGTCAGTTAGACGTGTTCTTTGTAGACGGCAATTTAAGAAATACTGTTGTAACTAATTTAAAAACTGTTTGCGCCAATTGCCAAAGGTTGCAAGGGATCAAGCGTCTCGGCTGGCGTTTGGGCGATCTTGTTGCTGACGATTAGGTCGTCAATTTTTGCATATAATTCTTCTTTTGTACCATCATTATCGATAGTAAAATCAAAGTCCCAACCCATCCAATCCCATTCTGATTGATGTTCACCTTTTTGTTGCATTTCTTCTCGTGTGGGCAATTCGCCTCTTTTGACCAGTATTACTTTGCCACCGGATTTTCTTATCATTTTAAGTTCATTTTGAAATCTAGTGTCAGCAATTACAGTTGGCTTGCCGTCATATCTCATTAAACAACTATCGATCCATATAGCATCATGCATTCCTTGACGCATAACTTCTGTGCCGAAATATTGTAACACCCATCTAGGCGTGACTTCTTTGCCAAATTTTTCACTCCAAAATTTATCCGGAGTTTCTCTCCATGCTCTGCTATCATCAGTCTTGCCTTCCAGCATTTCTCTGTCCCAATTGAACATGGAACTGACTGCATCTTTTAAACTTTTTGCGAATGAATCTTTACGGAAATTATGTTTCTGTACAAGTCTATCTGCGACTGTACCTTTACCAGAACTTATTAAACCTACTACACCTATCAACATAGGTTTATTATACTATTTTTTTAAACGTTTTTCAATCTCTTTTTTAACATCGTGAATCTGTGTTAATACCAGTCTACGCATACTTAACTTTTTTTGTTTTAAGCAATGAATAGACATATTCTCTAGGTCGTCGACCATGTCTGCTAATTCATCTAAAGTACATTTGGGTAGTTTTTTATATTTGGAGTCTATCATGATACTACTATTTAAACCACTTTATGGTAAAGAAATCTAGTACTAGAAGTTAACCAATAACAAAACTGTGAGGTGTACCACCTTCTTGGAAGTTACCAATCTCGCCTTCTAGTCTTTCCATTTCAGCTTGGCCTTCGCTTTTTAAAGCATCACCATTAAGTGTTGTTCCGCCTTGCGGTCCTGCAATGGTATTAAATTTACCTCTTGCTTCACCTAACATAAGTTTAGATACTGCAAGTGTATAATCCCTAATCCACGGCTTAGAATATATGTCTTTGAATAATGTTATGTCTGGTCTGTAGTTGTCAGTGTGCATAAGAACTGTTTCGTTGTCAGCTCTAGGTCTTTGTGTAATTGTCATTTTCTTTGTTGCTACATCAAAGTGAAACTGAATAAAACTTCCAAACATCTTACCCACCATTTCTTGGTATGATGCAAAAGCATAGTAAGTGGCTAATCCACCTGTTGCACCTGCTCTTAACAAGTATGTGTTTGTGTAGGCCAAGTTGAAGGGTTCAAACAATGTACCACCTTCTCCGCCTTCGGTTCTTGATCCAACTGTCCTTCTGTTTAAATTTCTTACGTTGATAACCTCATCTGGTAAAATATATTCATTTTGATTTTTCTTAAGTTTAAGAAATGCATAAGATTCTTCTACAGCATTTGATGATCTTTGTCTATATTTGTTGAGTGCTCTAGTTAAAGCAGTTTCGTAGTGTTTTGGGTCTAATTCAACGTCAATCATGCCATCACCTAGGCTGTTCTTAACGTAATCGTATATCTCTTGTTGACCTGTTTGAAGTTCTGACATACACATATTTATTACCTTTGCCTGTGCAATAAATATGTATGATATGCCAAGATTGTCCATTTTTAAGCCTGAGAAAGGTAATGACTATAAGTTCTTCGATCGTAACATCAAAGAGATGTTTACGGTGGGTGGAACGGATCTACACTTCCACAAATACTTAGGTCCATACGATCAAGGCGATACAAACAAAGACGGGGCGGCATCACCTAGTCAGCCTAGAGTAACAGGCACAGATTTAAATGAAACGACCATACAAGATTTACTATTCTTAGAAAATAGAGACAGAAAATATGCAGATGATGTGTATGTTGTTAGAGGCATATACAATGTGCAGGATCAAGATTTTAATCTATCACAATTTGGAATGTTTTTATCCAATGACACACTTTTTTTAACTGTTCATCTAAATGATATAATTGAGAGAATAGGAAGAAAACCCATGAGTGGTGATGTAATAGAGTTGCCGCACATGAAAGAAGATTATTCATTGGATGAAAGTATACCAATTGCACTGAAAAGATACTACGTAGTAGAAGATGTTAATAGAGCCGCAGAAGGATTTTCACAAACTTGGTGGCCACACTTGTTAAGATTAAAAATGAAATCACTAGTTGATTCACAAGAATACAAAGACATACTAGGTGATGCGACAACAACTGGATCACTTGCAAGTTATATGTCAACTTACAATAGAGAAAAAACAATTAATGAACAAGTTGTTGCACAAGCAGAACAAGATTCACCTAAAGCAGGATTCAACTACAAGCAGTACTATGTTGCACCTATAGATGAAAGAGGAAACATTAGGACCGATAATGTTAACACTGTTGCACAGAGAACAAGTTCATCTAAAAAAGTAAATGCAGTAATAGATACACCGGCAAGTTCGCACTATGGTTTCTACCTAGACGGAGATGGTGTTGCACCAAATGGAGCACCTGCAGGATTTGGTATTAACTTTCCGACTTCAAATGTTGACAACGGTGATTACTTCTTGAGAACAGATTACTTGCCAAACAGATTGTTCCGTTATGATGGTGCCAGATGGATTAAAATAGAGGATTCTGTAAGAATAACTACAACTAACAATGAGACAAGAGGAAACTTTAAAACAAATTTTGTTAACAATGCAACAGAATCAACAATAAACGGATTAACAACAAAACAACGACAGTCACTAACTGATGCATTAAAACCAAAGGCTGACAATTAAGAATGCTACACTTTTACGAAGGACAGGTTAGAAAGTTTTTAACTCAATTTATTAGAATATTGAGTAATTTTTCTGTGGAAACAGGAAAAGGAAAAGAGGGAGAAGTACAATTAAGAGCTGTTCCAGTTGTGTACGGAGATCCTACAAGACAGGTTGCAAATATTATTAGAAACAACAGTGAGAATGCTTTACAGTATGCACCAAGAATTGCCGCATATGTTAGAGAATTAACTTACGACAGAGAAAGAATGCAAAATCCTTATCATATTGAGAAACAGCATTTAAAAGAAAGAGATGTATTAGCAGATGGTAGTTACAGCGATAGAGTAGGTGCTGGGTATACTGTTGAAAAAGTTATGCCTTCTCCATTTAGATTAGAAGTATCAGCTGATATTTGGTCAACAAATACAGATCAAAAATTACAAATTATGGAACAGATATTATACCTGTTTAATCCAGATTTTGAAATACAAAAATCAGACAATTATATCGACTGGACCAGTTTAAGTTATGTTGAGTTAACAAATGTAAGTTTTAGTAGCAGAACAATTCCAGTAGGTGCAGACACAGAAATAGATATTGCAACATTATCTTTCTCAATGCCTATTTGGTTGTCACCGCCTGTTAAGGTCAAGAAGCTGGGTGTTATACAAAAAATTATAATGAGCATATACGATGATGACGGTGGAATAGCAAAAGGATTAATAGACGGAGAATTAACGTCAAGAAGTTTTATAACACCAAACAACTTTGGATTATTAGTAACAGGAAATCAATTAAGGTTGTTAGGTAGTACAGGTGTTAGTGTAACATCAGGAGGTGATGGATATCACACAGGAGCAAATGAGCCAAACAACTATGATCCATTTGAAACATTTGGACCAGCAGTTAACTGGAAAATATTGTTAGAACAGTACGGAAAAGTAGTAAGTGGCACGTCACAGATTAGATTAACACAGCCAAATGGCAATGAAATTATTGGTACTATTGCAACAACTTCATTAGACGACACAATATTATTATACAATCCAGATTCGGACACAATACCAAGCAACACACTAACAGCAGTTAAGAAAATTGTTAATCCTGCAACATTTGATCCAGGCACACCTGCAAACGGTGATAGATATTTGGTTATTAATGATGTGGGAGATTCTACAGCAACCATGCAAAGTACAACTTGGGGTACACTTGTAGCAACTGTTGGCGATATCATAGAGTACAACAGTGCAACAAGCAAATGGAATATAGCCTTTGACGCTTCAGATCCAGACTCAACACAACATTATGTTACCAACTTGAACACAGGTATACAGTACAGATGGGATGGAACTGAATGGAAGAAGTCTTATGAAGGTGTATATGCCGCTGGTAAATGGAGCATAGTGCTAGACGGCGGAGCAGATCCAGGATATAATTCAAGCCTTGACGCAACCACTCCTTAATTGTTATAATAATACATGGAAAAAAATATAGTATGTTCTGGTGCATTGTTTTATTCAACCAGCACCAAACGTTTCTTATTCCTACAAAGAACTGATAAAAAAACACAAGGCATGTGGGGATTAGTTGGCGGACAAGCCAAATATACAGAGTCAGCATTTGAAGGATTGAAAAGAGAGATCACAGAAGAAGTGGGTGGCTTGCCCAAGTTTAAAAAAGTAATTCCTCTAGAAATGTTTACTTCGAATGATCAAAAGTTTTTCTTTCACACATATCTTGTAGCCATTGATGCAGAATTTATTCCTAAACTAAATGATGAACATTCAGGATACTGTTGGACTGCGTTTGAATGTTGGCCCAAGAATTTGCACATGGGTCTTAAAAATACACTGAATAATAAAAGTATAAAAGGTAAGTTACAAACTATATTAGACTTAATTGTTTAACCAGCACTAATTTTTAAAGTACCACTATCGTTCCACAGTTGTCCTGCGTTGCTTGGGTCACTTGTTGGCAAGTTTGTCATCATTACAACAGCATTTGAAAATGTTTTTGCACCTGATATTGTCTGTGTTGTACTTGTTAACACTTGTAAGTCAGTTGCCGCTCCACCTGATGTTCTCAACATCTGTACTCTGTAACCATTAACAGTTGTAGAACCTCCACTAGTGCTTGACGCTAACAATGTAACTGTTGTGCCTGATAATGATGCTGTAAATGTTAATTGATCTGTACCTTTAGTACTAATTCCAGTACTGGCCACATAAGCACCGGTACCATCTGACACTACAAAAACTTCTGCTATAGAATCATCAGTTGCACCTGCATTGTGTCCAGTGATAACATAGTGACAACCTGTTGCACCATCTGTTGTGAATGTGTCTATCTGTGTGGCACTGCTTGATATTGTGGTTGCACCCACTGTTCTTGTGTTGGTACTTGTTGCTGTACTTTGTGCATCTGAGATTAAAACCCTGTACATTTTTACTGCTGTGTTTGGCTCGTTTCCTGTTGCACGTAGTCTTACAGTGCTTCCGCTGATGTCTGCAGTCAAACTTACTAAAGGATTATTACCAGTGTGTACGTCGTTGTATGTTGTAATAAAGGCGTCAGTTCCGTTGTGGACAACCATACACTCAATGTTTTGTAATTCTGTTTTGCCAGTGTTGTTTGCACTGATATAATATTTTGCACCTCTATAACTTGCATGAGCCCATGTGTCTATGTTTTCAACAGCACTGTCGACATCTGTGTTGATTAATGTTGCTGTGTTTCCTGAACTAGTTGCTGATGTGGCATCTCCTAAAGCTATTTTGTAAAACTTAACTGAGTTCACAGTGCTTGACCCAGTACCTCTTAATCTTACTGTGCCTGAGTTAATGTCTGCTGTGTATGATATGTGTGAATTACTTCCTGTTCTAACTCCACCACCTGCTGACACAAATGCACTAGTATTGTTGTGCACCAATGAAACTTGTTGTGCCGCTATTTCTTCGTTGATTTCATCTTTTGCTATTGCTAGATAAAATGCAGAATCAAACACACTTGTTCCAAATGTATCAATATTTTTTACGCTAGTCCCTACTGACAGTGTTTCACCGATTGAGACGTCATCGGACTCTGCCGCGGCCGCCGCCTGTGTGGCAATGTCAACGAAGGCTCCTGCACTTACATCATATCTTTCATACCTGGCGAGTGTTGTGTTGTAACGCAACATACCTGCCGCACCAGTCGGTGCTTGTGCCGTTGTACCTTTAGGTACTACAATGGCTCCAGTACTAGAAACTGTTACGTTACCTGTACCTTTTGCCGTTAGTGTTAAATCAATGTTTGAGTCATTACCTTGTGCAGTAAGTGCCACTCCTGTACCTGTTGCTGAACCAACGTTCTTAAGTGTGTTAACCAAGTTAGATGCTGAGTTATCAACAACTTCTTGACCTTTACTGAATAATTTTTTTGTTTTGTTGTTCCATTGGAACCCTCTGGTTCTAGCCATTACTCTATAACCTCATATGTTTTAACTGCACACATCCATTTGTATGTGTGTCCTGACTGTCCAGTTACTGTAACTTTTAATGATTTATTTGTGTTGTCTGCTGTTGCATCTATGGTCAAATCTGCATCATCTTCCGCAATAATAATTTCGTACACATCACCCACGTCAGCAACTGTGCCTGAATTGTTGTCAACAACTCCTTTAAGTTGGTAACCTGCTGAGTACCCATCTGCATCTGTACGTCTTGCAGTAATATCTAAGGTGTAGTTCATTGTGCTGTTAGTTGCTATTGGTATACGTGAATTACTTACGCCACCAACAAATATTTCTGTTTCTGTGTTGTTGGAAGTAGTACCAAATAATACATATTGTCTACTTACAAAGTCACTATGTGAAGATTGTGTAATTTTATCTACTTTAAATTCTGTTGCTGTGTCATCAACCACGAGGTTGTTTGCTTTAATGAACACATCATTGGAAGTATGATCAGAGGCATAATGTATAAGTTCTTTTTCCACTGCCGTTCTTGCAATATACACCACATTGTTTGCTGATGTTCCGGCCATTCTCAATCTTGCCTTGCCTGAAGATACGTCTGCTGTGAATGTTGCTAGTGTGGTTGTACCTGTTCTAACAATGGATTCACTTATAGTTGCACCTGTTTTAGCACTGTTGGTTGTCAGCACTATCTCAGAATTCTGATATTCTGTGTCGCCTGCGTTGGCAATTGAAATAAAGTATCTTGCTGTGTCATATTTGAACACATCAAACTCATCAACTGTTGCAACTGTTGAGTCTTGGTCATGTATTTTCTTAAATTCTGTGTCATCAAAGTTTCCAAATTTCGTTTTAGATCCTAGATCTAATCTGTACAGTATTGCTGTGGCAGTTGTTCCGCCTGTGCTTGTAGCAGAAACAGTTACAGTTGCTCCAGAAATTGCCGCTGATAGAGTAAATGGAAAGTCTGCTCTCGATGATACTCCACCATAGAAGTTAAAGAACACATTAGTACCATCGTGTACCATGCTAACTTCATTCATTTGGTATTCGTTTTGCGTTGAGTCTTTAAACAACACAACATACTTTGCACTTTGTAAATCTGTTTTTGTAAATTGATCTAATGTTGTTGCTGAAGAACTAATTGCTGTTGATGTTGCTATTATTTTTGAATTTGTGTTTGCAACAGTTTCATGATGATCACCTAGTGCAACTCTTCTCATTTTTACATCTGTATTTGTTGAGCCGTTTGTGTTTGCTTTTAATTGTAGTTTGGTCCCTGATATTGCAGTTGTAAATATACAAATATTTGTGCTGTCTTCGTTAACATCATAAATTGAAATATATGGTGTTGATCCATCATGCAACAAAGTTACTTTTACATGCCCTACCAAAGAATTAACATGGTCGTCCATAGAGATATCATAAACTGCACCTCTGTATTCTGTTAAATCAAACTCATCGATAACTTTTGTAGATGTGCCTAGTTTGTAATAATTTGTCTGCTGTATTGCTGTGTTGTTTCCACCGCCACCGCCGCCTGATTCTGCGAATATAATTGTACCATTTCCATCAGTTTGTAATACCTGTCCGTTGTTTCCATCTGTTGTGGGCAGTGTGTATGCACTGTTTATTGTTAATCCTGTTGTGGCGATCGTGCTGTTGAATGTTGCGGCACCGGCTTCTGACATGTCAAAAATAAGAGCATCAATGTAGGAGCCTCCATCATTTCCTCTTATATGAAAATCTTTGTTTGCTATCATTGACTCTACGGCAACAAAGTTTCCAAATTGAAACATTTTCATTAAAGAAGTTCCATTATCAGCAATTATCACAGTGCCACCAGAGTCGGCATCTAATATAATATTTCCAACACTATCAAGTGTTGTTGTTCCACTGGATGCTATTTTTAAGTTTGTTCCATCGCCTTCTATCTTCTCACCGTCATTGCCGAACGTCAGTCCGATGTTTGCTGGTATGTTGATATCACCGTTTGCGGCCGCTGATAGGTTAAGGTCAGTAGCACCTGCGACTGTGGTTGCTGTGATTGTTCCGTTTACTTGTAATGCTGTTGTGGGTTCTGAAGTACCAATACCTACACGACTGTTTGTAACATCGAGATACAGTAGGTTTGTTTCAAATGCCAAGTCCGTACCGTTTCTAGTCAAATTTGACTTCAGTACTGACCCAGTTATACGACCTATGGCCATACTAGGTACTCCTTATAATAATGTTAGTGTAGCATATGCCACACACAGCCTCGATATCATTGCCGGCTGACAGCAGTAACAGTATTTATACCGCCACAAAAAAAGGGCAACTTAAAAAGCCGCCCTTTAATTCTATTAAAAAGTATTTGTATTTACTAGTGACTAACTCTTACTGCCGCTAATACTGAACCTTGTCCCGCTTCTGTTTTACCAGTTAAAGCTCTACCAATAACATTGAATGCTGTGCATTCTGCTTTTGTAGCCGCTTTAGCGTAACCTGGAACTGATGCAGATATAAGTCTATCACCTTTGTTCACTGAACCGATAACTTTAACATCTACTCTACCCGTCATTGCGATGTATGGGTGAGTGTCATCGTTACCTGCTCCGCCGTTCATTTTAAATGCCGCTTGATCCAAGCTAGAAATAACACCAAACACTTCGTCTGATCCTTCTTCGTTAACTTGTGTGATCTCTTCTGCGCCACCTAATGAAACAACTGTTCCTGGTGTGTATGCTGAGTCAGATGCGAATCTTTCCGCAACGTCAGAATACTGTGCCGCTGTTGCTGTACCTGTCAAGTCACCTGTAAACCCTGGTGCTGTAAGCATTCCGTTAGCACTGTTGAAAGTTAAGTTAGTACCTGTTTTAGCAGGTAAATCTCCAGTTGCCGCCGTAACAAAAAGTACGTTACAACTAGTGTCTGAACTCTCATCTGCGGCTGTAATTGCAGTGGCAATTGCCGCTGTTCCACCAGCGTTACCAGTTATGTTACCTTCTAAGTTCGCTAATAGCGTTCCTACTGATACCGTTATACCACCTGATTTGTCTGCGCCTGTGGCTGTCGTTAAACCCATCGCGAACTTGTCTGCTGACTCATCCCAAACGATTGCCGCATTGTTACCAGTCGAACCTCTTTCGATGATAATACCAGAGTCATTAGTCGACGCTGATACACCT